CTGACACTGTTGATCTTTATGTGTCTGATATTGCTAATAAATGGGCGCTACATCAACAGGGTGTTCGCGACGGTATAATCGGACCAAATGCTCACTTAGTTCCTAAAATATCTCAGCAGCAAATGATTGATCTTGTTAAGTCTGTTAAGGAATCAAAATGATCTCTGTAGATATTACAGTTAAGCAGGATGTTACTAAGGAAATTGCTGCTATTCAAGCGCAGTTAAAGCTCTTACCAGTGCGATCTTTGCAAGAATTCAAGCAGTTAACCCCCATTAAAACAGGGAATGCAAGGAGTAATACTACTTTGCATGGAAATACAATAGAAGGCAATTATCCGTATGCTAAACGATTGGAAGACGGTTATAGCAAGCAAGCACCTAGTGGTATGATTAAACCGTTTACTACCTGGTACAAAGCACAATTGAAGAAAATATTAGGGAAGTAAATTATGTCCATTGACTATACAGTAAATGTAAACACATCACAAGCAACTGCTAATTTAGAACGACTTAAAGCAGGGATTAGTAATCTAACAGATAAATTTTCTGGATTAAAATCTGCTATTGCTGGTTTAGCATTTGCATCTGGGACGGCTGCTGTACTTGAATACGCGAACGGAATCAAAGACATTAGTGAAGTTACTGGCATTGCCATCGCCAACGTAGTTGGTTTCACTAAAGCAGTTAGTGAAAATAATGGATCTGTTGAACAAGGACAGGCTGGTCTAGTAAAACTTGTATCAGCAATTGGGCAAGCTGCGGATGGTAGCGCAACTATGCAAGATGCATTCGCACAGGCTGGTGTATCACTTAATAATTTACGTAATCTTAGCGAACAGGAAATATTAGGTAAGACATTAAAGAATCTTGCTGCTATGAATCAGAGTAGCCAACGTCTAATACTTGTTAATGAGTTATTAGGTAAGTCCTTCCGTTCAGTTAATCTACAAGGTGTGGCAAATGATTACGATGCAGCCGTTGCTGGGGCTGACAAGTATACCTCGTCCATTCAATCAGCAGCACAATTACAAAACAATTTAGAAACTGCTATTTCTAGATTTAAATTGGCTTTACTTGAGTCACTAAAGCCAATGGCTGATTTTGTTAATAAGTTAAAGCCTGAACAAATCAACCAGTTCATTGATGCAATCATTAAGATTGGTGGTGCTGTAGGGGGGTTAATCGCTGTGGGTAAAGCACTTGAGTGGGTAGTTGCTATTGGTGGCACATTAGTTAGTTGGGTGGCATTGGCTGGTCGTGGATGGACAGCATTCAAACTCGGGTTAGGTGTGTTAACTGAAGGTGTATTACAATTTGGTCGAACATTTGTAATTGCTTTTTCTGTTCTGAAAAACTACTCGCTACCTGCATGGATAGCAAGTGGCACATTTTCTGAGTTGCTTGGTGCTATGGGTGAAACTATGGCTATGTTGGGTAAGAGATTTGCTTTCTTCTTTGCAAGCATTATTGCTGGTACTGCTGGATTAGGATTGATGGGAGCTGGTCTAGTTAAGATGATTCCTGTTGTAGGTTGGATTGTAACTGCTATTACAGCATTGAACTATATTATCAAATTAGCATTTGGTATTGATGTTATTGATATCTTCCTTAAGAAATTGGGAGTTGCTTATGATAAATTCAAAGCATTCTTAGGTCTAAGTCCGTCTGTAGATGAAAAGAAGCCTGGTGGTAATTTACCGGCTACTGGTGCGGGTGCCGGTCGCGGTGGAAATGCAGCTCTAACAGAAGAACAACAAGCACATGCTGAAGAAGTACGTAAACAAATTGCTGATGAGGCGGCACGTAAGGCAGAAGCAGCACGTAAAGTCGCAGATGCTTATGCAAAACAGCGTATTGAAATTCGTCAGGCAAGCATTGAATTTGGCAAATACGGTGATGAATTAGTTATTGCAAAGCGTCGTGAAACAGATTTAATCGGTCTTTCTGGAGAACAGCAAGATGTAATGTCAGCGCAAGCAGATGTTATGAAGAAAACTAAGGATGAAGTAGAGAAGTTAACTCTTGCCAAATCCAAGTTGTCTGAAGCCGATTTACGTGCTGGTCTTGGTGGTGAGTATGACACACAAATTGCTAAAATTAAGAAGTTAGGCGCTGCTGACGAAGAACGTATCAAAATAGAAATTGAAAATTTACATAAGAAGCAAACTGCTGAGAATTTGATTCAGATTCAACTATCAAAACGTATAGAGATGGAGAATAGTTTACAAACTCTGTCAGATGATTATGCCAAGATGAAGTTACCTGCAATCGAACAGAAGTATTACGATATTGAAGCGGCTGCTAATGCCGCTGGTAAGTCTATGATTGAAGCAGAAGCTCAGAGATTAGGTCGACCATTGTCTGAAGATGAGAAGAAACCATTTATGGCTTCTGCAAGACAAGGTATTGACGATATTAAGAAGAAATCTAAAGAGAATTACGATGCAAGTCGTGAGTGGAGCACTGGCTGGGCAAATGCGTTTAACGAATATGTAGATAATGCAACTAATGCTGCTAACTATGCAAGGGATATCTTCCAATCTGCTACTAGCGGTATGACTGATATGATCGTTAACTTTGCTAAGACAGGTAAGTTGGAATGGAAGTCGTTCGTTAATGATATGCTGACTACTTTATTACGCTCTCAACTACAACAAACTATTGCTAAAGTAATGGGTGGGTTAGGTGGAGCAAGTATGGGGTCTGGCGGTGGTGGCCTGTTTGGTGGTAAGATCATTCCTGGCTTCTTAGCAAGCGGTGGTCCAGCAGCAAGTAATCGCCCATACATTGTTGGTGAGAACGGTCCAGAATTATTCTTACCAAATGTATCTGGTTCAGTAGTGCCAAATTCTGCTATGGGTGGTGGGCAAAACGTCACTTACAATATCAGTGCAGTTGATGCTCGCAGCTTCCAAGCATTAGTTGCACAAGATCCAAGTTTCATACATGCAGTGGCAATGGCTGGTGCACGTAACACACCAAGACGTTAAGATTTAAGGATAAGATATGACAACAACGGCTTTCCAATATGTATTTGATAATGCTGAACAGATTAGCATTGATAGCAAACCAACAGTAGGACAAACTATTGCGCGAGACTTTACAGTTCGTTCAGTAGTTCACGGATCAGTTAAGAAGAGATTTACTGTTAAATTACCAGATGGTATGCGTTATAGTTTAGCACATGCCTATATTACAGCAATTGAAACTGCTGGCAAGTATACGCAAGGCACTGTGACAATTAGTCCATCTACTTTTGGTACCTGGTTTGAACCATCCGCCACTAATACCTATACCGTGTATTGTACATCATTGCCGCAATGGACAGTATTCGCCCGTGATCAAGTTTCCTGGTCTGGCCCATTTGTTTTCATTGAGGTATAAATGACAATCAATCTATCATCTTATCGTGCAGTTGAGTCTGCGCTATTTGTTCGCATTGATGTGCCTGGATATGCTGTTCTACGGTTCAGTGATTACAAGACAACACAAACTATTAATGGCGAGTCCTATGCTGCTCTTGGTCAATTAGTGGGTATTACTGATTCCACAAGTTCTATCAAAGCGACTCAAGGCAATATGAGCATTACTATCTCTGGTATTCCTGATTCATCTATTGCTGAAGTATTGGCGCAGAAGTTCAAAGGATCAGCAGTGCAAGTCTGGCGTGTCTTTTATGATGCAGAGACTGGTACCCAGTTAGCAATTGCAGGCAATCCAGCTGGACGCTTCCAAGGAATTATTGACAACTGGTCATTAGAAGAAGATTACACACCTGGAACTACGGATGTTAGCAATAAGATTTTGTTTACATGCTCTAGTTCTGTTGATGTATTGGTGAATAAAATTGGTGGACGCAGAACTAATAGTAATGACCAGAAGGCATTATATCCATCTGACCTTTGTTTCGACCGTGTAACTGTTTTGATGAACAGCAGTTTCGACTTCGGTGTACCCAAATAAATACTATAGATTTAAGGTAGAAGATGAGTTTTATAGATACAATCGTTAGCGGTGCGAAAGCAGTATTTGGAGGCAGTAGTATCGGCTCAAGTTTAGCGCGAACAGCTTTACTCGCTTATGCAGTTAACCGTATGACATCAAGTGTCAATGCAGATAATCAAACAGGTAATATTGCTGCTAGTCCAGCACCTGATAAAGGTGTACGATTACAAGTTAGTCCTGATCCAGAACATAAAATTCCAATTGTGTACGGTTCTGCATATCTAGGGGCCATCATCTCTGATGCGGTATCAAGCAACAATGGCTATACGATGACCTACTGCTTTACTATCTGTGAAAAGACCGGTATTAAGATGAGTGACTCTGTGCAGAGCGAATTTACATTTATGGATATTTACATTAATGGAACCCGCACGATATTTTACCCAGATGGTATAACAGTTAACTACTGCGTTGATAATGATGGAAATAGAGATTACAGCGGCGATAACGGAATTAAGATTTGGTGCTACAATGGTAACAGTTCCTCACCTGTGATACCATATGGTTATACGAATGGCACTTTACCAGCAGCCTATACAGTTATGCCTAGGTGGACAATGAATCATAATATGTCTGATCTGATATTTGCTATCGTTCAAGTTACTTACGATTCATCCAAAGGACTTACGTCTGTGCCAACACTAAGTTTTCACGTAACAAATAGTATGTGTCAACCAGGCGATTGTATTAACGATTATTTAAAAAGTTCGCGCTACGGCTGCGGCATTACAACAACAGAGATTAACCAATGAACAGTTTAACAGATCTTAATGGCTATGCAAATGACATACTACTAGTGCTGCACGACTATAGACCAACAGAGTTTGTTATGTCGCCACCGTCAAGCATTACGGTAACAACTTACGAAAATGTTTCTTTTTATTCACAACCTGGATTATCAATTAGTAAAATAGTAAATTCTCCGGATGATATGACTTTTACTGTAAATGTCAGCGGGTTACCAGGAACAACTGTTACCTGGTCTGACTTAGCATCGTCAACTGGTAATTCTATGGTATTGAGTTCGAATTCTGTATCGGGTATCTACTCTATAAGTAGCATTAAAACTCTTGCTGATTGGAATAAAATTAATACGCCATTGATTAGTATGCCTATAAACCCTCCAACAAATTGGAGTTATAATTCGACTTTAACTTATTGGGGGGGCAACACTACAACCTGGACTACTGGTGTAACAGTGAC